TTTGGCGTTGTCGTGCGCCCCCGACGACCCGCTGCCTGCGGCGCCTGCTTGGTCGCCTGAACCGGTGCGGGTGGATTTGCTGGTGCCAACCACCACGACCACGACAACCACAACGACCACCACAACAACGACAACGACCACCACGACGACCACGACGACGACTGCGCCACCGCTTACCGTCTTTAGAGACATGGTTGAGCGCTGGCGTCCAATGGTCGCTGATGCGATTGCGTTGAACGGCGGCGATGACGACGACGTGCATCGGTTCCTGCGGATCATGCAATGCGAGAGCGGTGGCGATCCCGATGCGAAGAACCCGAACTCTTCAGCGTCAGGGCTGATGCAGCACTTGACCCGCTTCTGGGACGACCGGTCTACCCGTGCCGGTTACCCTGGTGCGGACGTCTTCGACCCTGAAGCGAACATCTACACCTCGGCGTGGCTTGCCCTGACAGCAGCAGAGGGCGGATGGCAGCATTGGGTGTGCCGCTAGTACCCTCGCCGCCAAAGGTACTTAGCGAGACCGATCAGCCGTGCCGGGTCATCTTTGCAATGCCCGAGGGCAAGGTTGCAGGGGCTGCAAACCAGTCCACGGATTTTGCCTGACGCGTGGCAATGATCGACAACAAGCCTCTCAGCTTCGTCCTTGCAGACAAGGCATCGCCCCTGCTGGGCATCGCATAGCTCCTCGTACTGAGCGAGGTTGATGCCATACCGCATCTTCAGGTTGTGGTCCTTCATGAACTCCCGCTGGCAGTCGTCGCATCGGTTATGTATGCGCCTGCCGAACGTGGGAGAAAGGGTGTAAGCAGAGGGTCGTCTGCGACGCTTGCAAGCGACGCAGCGTTTCTGCATTGGTCAGGCTAGCGAGACCAGAATCCCGCAGAGCGTCAGGAGGATCGTGGCGAGAAGCCCGATCTGCCATCGCAGATGCGTACTCATCTGCTCTAGCGCTCGCTCTACGGTGCGGTCAATCCGCTCAACGTCGTCGTAAAGACCTTGTAGCTCGGTCTCCACAACAGCCATTCGTTCGTCTAGCCCGTCCATGCCGCCTCACCTAGTCAAGCAAGACGTTCCAAGTATTCGGGCCGACCACGCCATCAACCGTGAGACCTTCGTCCTTCTGGAACTGTCTGACTGCCTTATCGGTCATCTTGCCGAACGCACCGTCGATACCGGCACCTGGCTTGCGGCCACGAGTCAGCCGATAACCGTCTTTATCAAGCTGCGTCTGCAAGAACTCCACCACGGCACCTCGGTTACCCTTGCGGACCACCGTGTCTTTGCACGCCTCAACGAACTTGGCGACCTCGGCCAGCACATTCTTCGGGTCGGGTGACGGCGGCTCTTTGCCCTGATCGTAGGGAAGCCACTCAAACTTGCTGCCTCGCACGCTGCCCGGAGTGTGGTGCCACCACTCGCTACGGACCGGAGCGTGCATCCCGTACTGGGCAGCGATCTTCTTGACCTCGCCCGTCGTGATGCCCTTGCCCGTGATGCGGAAGTCCACGGCGTAACCGAACCCGTCAAAGGCTGGCTGAGACATATGGTACGAACCCTGGAAACCGTTGCGGAGCTTTCGGTCAGGGTTGGCAGCGAGGTTGAAGCCCCGCTTGCCAGCCTTGTACCCGTCATACAGGTACTTCTGCTGGGCGTAAGAGCGGACCCCGGAGACGACTGCCACCCGGTTTGCGATCCGAGGGTCCGCAAAGAAAGCCTCTAGCCGTGCGATGAAACGGGGATGTAGCCCGTCAATCTTTACACGGCTTGACGTAACCGGGATTTTGCTCATGCGTCGTCGTCAAGGTTTGTCATCGACGGGTTTGCGCCCCCGATTGGCCCCTTGATAGCGGCGTAGCTCTTGACAATGGAGAGCAGACCGGCGACCAGAGATGCCTTAACGGCGTCACCGATTGCCACGTCAAGCATCCCTGCCCCGTCGGTACCGACAAGGGCAAGGAACGTCTGGCAGACAGCCGCAATAGCGCGCTCGGCTGAATCCTTAAAGTTGGCGGTGGAAAACATGGTCCTTATTCTACGTCGCCTTTGTCGGTTAAGTCCACGATGACGCCCACCGTGTGCATAAATAGTGCCGCTGCACTAATCCAAATGCCTTGGCGGAGAGTGCCGCCAGACATGGTGATGAGGACTAGGCCAGTTCCGCCGATAGTCCACGACAACCCTGCGATTTCCCGCAGCAATCGACGGATCATTTTCTGCTCTTTCTATTCGGTCCACCTTGTGACGGGGGAGCGCCACCTGCGCTCCCGGGGGTTGGTGCCGACGGACCCGGACGGGCGGCGAGCGGCACAGGCATAGCTGTCGTGACGACAGCCGTTACAGCAATAACAGTTCGGCGCTGCGAGACAGTCACGTTTGACCCAGATGGGACATACGTCTCGGTAGCACCGTCGAAAATGTCTACCTCTTCCTCAAAGGCATCCTTGACCTCATCGGGCTGATCGTTGATCGCCTCGGCAACAGCACCCACCTGCTCATCGGTCAACGTGTCGAAGTTGTCGTCCTTGACGATCTCCTCAATGTCCTCAACCGTGACTTCCTCTTCGGTCAGGACCCCCAACACATCCTCGGCTAGCTCTTCGTCGGCAATCTCCTCAACGAGTTCAACCGCCTCCTCCACTTCGGGCGGCAGCGTCGTCGTAGGCGGAGGGATCGTTGTCGTGGGGGGCGGCGAGGTTGTCGTGGTAGGCGGCAACGTGGTCGTCGTAGGCGGCAGCGTCGTCGTAGTGGTTGTGGTCGGCGGAACCGTCGTTGTGGTAGTTGTGGTGGTCGTCGTCGGAGGAAGCGTTGATGTTGTCGAAGTGGTTGTGGTGGTCGGTGGCAGCGTTGTCGTCGTCGTTGTTGGTGGCAGCGTCGTCGTACTGGTTGTTGTTGTGGTTGTGGTGGTCGTTGGCGGGACCGTCGTAGTCGTTGATGTTGTCGTCGTAGTGGTAGATGGCGGCGCCTCTGTCGTCGTGGTAGTTGGGGCTACCGTCGTCGTCGTCGTCGTTGTTGTGGGAGCAACCGTAGTCGTCGTTGTAGTCGTCGTCGTAGTAGACGATGTGGTTGTAGAAGTGGTCGTTGTCGGCGGAGCAGGGGCGTATCCGTCGTCGGACCATGAGACGGTGCCTGACCCTTCGGGGACGGCAAGTCCCGCCTGCTCTTGGTATGTGCGGAATCGAAGGACATAATCTCCCGGTTGCAGAACCGTATGGATTTTTGATCCAAAGCAGTTCTGATCGTTGTGGTTGCCGTCGTCGTCGTCAGCGATAACTGCGCCGGTGCTATCGAAGAGGCGCAGCCACGGATCGACGGTCGTGGCATGATCTAATGGGCACGCCACGTTGCTGTCGAACGTGACGTGAAGAAGTGTCTCCTCCTCCAAAGTGAAGGAGTGATCGTAGTAGGTCTGGTCGCTGTCTAGCGAAACTGCGGACAGGGCGGCAGCGTGGGGGGCGAACCAAGCCAGCACGAAAACGCCCGCCAGCAGCACCTTGGCGGACTTGCGTAGCTTGGCCCCCCAGCCCCGCATCGCTGCCTACGAGTAATCCAGTTCGACAGTCAGAGTGTGCGTTGTCGTGGTGGAGTCAACATTGGTGTAGTCCGAATCCTGCCCGCCCGGGTACACGGGCGACAGGTTGTTGGCTACACACAACGTGTAATCTTCCAGCTTCGGGATCAGATCAAAGTCGTCAATGGTCATCTGACGAGTGCTGTTCTGCACCCACCCAGCAGACGACAACGAATGAGTCGTACGCCCCGTTGACTCGTTCGTAGGCGTGCCGGTCGTGTACCCGCCGTTGTTCCACGAAATGTAGTAAGTGCCCGAGTTGATCGTGCCAAACCCGCCGGTGGTACGACGCAACGTCAACGACGCAGACTTGACTACAGGACGAATGTCCAGTGCGTCTGCAAGAGTGTCGCCAGTCCCGCCCGTGTCCGTTGCGGTCGTGAAGTCCATCAGCAGCCAATGGTCACCGAAGTCATACGAACCGATACGCAGGTTGGACGACCCACGCCAGCTACTAGGACGCCACGAATCCATCGAAACGGGATTGAACGTGAGCGTCACCGGGTCAGACTTCTGGTACACCTTCTCCCAAGAGCCGCTTGACTTGTAGTAAGCCTCATCGACTTCTTGCCAGGACGAGCCGTTCTTGTAATGCAGGCCCTTGGCGGGGTCCACCTTGCGCCAAGTGCCGCCACTCTTCCCGTAAAAGTCAATAGGCATTACGTCTCTCCCGTCAGATCAGGTGCTGTAGACGAGCCAAAGGTCGCCGTTGCTGCCGTCAGAGGACACGGGCGTAGAGGTACTGAGGGTGATGAACGCAACCTGAGCGCCAGTAATCGAATCGTCAGGAATCGTAAGAGCCAAGTCCTCTGTCGTGTCTGACCCATCAAACACGACGGAGCCGGTAACGTCGCCGCTCGCCGTCAACGTAGTAGCAGCCGCCCACTTGGTAGCGGTCGCAGCGTTGCCCGACGTGTCCTGATTGCCCGACGTGTTGACACCTGGCAGGTTGATGTTCGTCGTGCCGTCAAACGACACGCCGCCGATTGTGCGCGCCGTCTCAAGTCCGGTCGCAGTCGTAGCGTTGCCGGTCGTGTCCTGACTGCCCGTAGCGTTTACACCTGGCAGATTAATGTTCGCTGTCCCGTCAAACGAGACACCACCGATTGTGCGCGCAGTCGCCAACGCAGTCGCAGTCGCAGCGTTACCAGTCGTGTCGTTCGACAACGTGCCGGTAATCGTTGAGTCGGTGTGGTTGTGCGAGTCGTCCGCAATCGTCGTCGTGATCGTGGCGTTCGCCGTGCCGTCAAACGAACCGGACGTGCCCGAAACGTCGCCGCTCAGAACAATCGTGCGGGCCGTTTCCAGCGCAGTCGCAGTCGCCACGTTGCCCGACGGGACAACATACGCCGACCCGTGCGGAGTGCCCGTCGTCTGGTTGGCGTGCGTGTTTGCCTCCTGCAACGTCAACGCAGGAACAACATGCTGCACCGTCGCACCGTTGTCGTGCGACGTTGCAGACGAACCGTCAGCGCCACGAGTCGCAATAGTAAACGTGTTGCTGGACCGGGCCGAACACTCAATCGTTTCTTCCGAACCGGCACCCAAGTCGATGACAATGTAGAAGTTGCCGTTGGTGCCGTCCGGGTAGGACGAACCGTCCGCCACGGTAATGCTGGTGGCACCTGACGTGATGGCACCGTTCAGAGTGGTGGACGGAACGCCGCCGTCAATGTCAATCGCAGCCATCAGTAGGCCCCTTCAATAATCTTGAACCGTACCGTCACGGTTCCCTGTGCTTGACCGAAGTCGTCCTGCAAATCAGACGGCGACTCAGCCGTCCAAATCAAATCCTCAATGATCCCGATGTGAGACCGAGACCCTTCTTGGAACGTCGTCAACGTGCGCTGCCGCCACAAAGATTCCAACGCATCGCGCTCTTCGACAATATCAACCCGCTCAGGTTCACGATAGGGCACGTCTATGACAGACCGCAGCAGAATCGGAATCACAACGATCTGCGAACCCTGCGACCTCGGGTAGCCCTGAAGCGTCCACGACAGCAGCTTCGGACCTTTCGTGTTGTCCGTGCTGGACCGGGCGAGCTTGACCCGAACCTCGTGTCGGGTGCCGGTCGTTTCGTCCGCAGAGAACGACGTGTCGTTTGCCGACGTAGCCGCACCCAACGAATCGAACGTCCCCTCGTTGGCGGCAAGCATCACCGTGATGGTGCCGCCGTCAACAAAGTCGCCGTTGAGCTTGAAATTGACTGCCGTCTTGCGTTCCGCCAGCCCGTAGTTGATGAGGCCAGAATCCAACGAACCCTCTGTCACAAGGTCGGTGTCTTGGGCGTAGAAGCCATCGCCCGAGACGGTAAACACACGCTTGTCGTCAAACGTCGCTACCGATGCGACGTTGGCCTGCGAGGTCGCCATCAGATCAGAGGCGTATGCCGGAACGAGGGCGTTGCGGTCCGACAGGTTCGCCAAGTCCATGCGTCCAAGCCCTGACGACGTAGAGTCGTAGGCTTCCCAAGTGAACCAGACGTACTGCCCCTGACCCTCAAACGCCCGCACCGTCGAACCGGTCTCTACCAGGGCGCCCAGCGTCAAGTTGCCGTTCGTGTCCTGCGCCGCCAGTCGGAAGCCCTTGTTGGACCCGATCAGCAGGAACCCGAGGTAGCCGTACACGCCCGTCACGATTTCGCCGTCAGGCAACCGGCCAGCGACGCTCGGTGCGGTCAACGCCGTGCCGTCCGCCTGAAGCGTCATCCGGAAGATTTCGCTTTTGTCGCCCGAGTAACCGGCAGCGTAAATGTGGTTCGTGCCCTCAGCGAACCCGACCCACGTCCAGCTTGTGTCCTCATGCGAATACAGCGCAGACGGTTTGGCGTGCGTGCCCGAGAACAAGTTGTTGTGCGTGATCTCGTACAGGTCAACGCCGTGACTTGCCATCACCCGGTTCTTGACATACGCAACATCGGTAATGTCGCCGGTAATCCACGACACCGCCGACGTGCTACCCGTGTCCGACAGGTAGATGCCGCTCGCCCCCTGAGCAATCATGACGTGGTAGCCGGTCGAAGCCAAAGCCGTGATGTTTGCTGCTGCCGTGCCCGTCACCGCCGTGTACGAC